AAACAGTAAAACTGAAACTATCTCTTGCCATAATAATTCATCAAAATTACCAGATACAGAAAAACCCCTATGACTGCATTTAGCAGCGATAAGGGTTGAACTGTAAACAGACTGTTTGTGAGTAATAGGCTACCCAAGAAGAAACCTATAACCCAAGGTTGCATTTAGAAAGGTAGATCAGCAGACACGCTTGGCTTGGCTTCAGCAACAACAGCGTTGTTCACATCAAGCTTCACCTTGCGACCAGGCTTGCCAGTCTTATCTTCAAAATCTTCAATCTTCGCTGATAGTTGACCTGTAACAGTAACTTCAGTATCAACAGCCAGATTGTGTGAGACAGCAAACCAAACTGTCCATGTTCTTGTATAGTCCTCGCCTGTTGCAGACTTATAGGACTCTACGAGCGAGAGTCCCTGACTCGATGCTCCGAATACTTTATTTACTTTTCCTGTTACCTTGACCTGAGCCATAAGTTTCTTCTTTCTATGAATGTTTTGTTTGTTGCTTTTAGAAGTTTAGTTGTTAGGTACGACATGCTTAGGGTTCACGCAGTCTGTATGCCTGCAAGTCCTAACACCAGGCAGATAGAGTTTGCCGTTCTCATCAATAGGTCGAAGTTTTGCATCCAAATCCCCTAAGTGTGGAGTACAGCGCAAATTGCCGTATTGGATAGTTTTCTGCGGTTTAGCACGACAGCTGATACAAAGCAGATCTTTGCGACCCCTTTTGTCGGCTGCAACAGCCCAAACAAAGCCACACCTGCGACACGCAACCTGATTCTCTTCCACGCTACCTAGTTTAGGCTTTAGGGTAAGGCATTACTGGATAACGCAACAAGCTCAAAATTGTTTTTTTCTACTCTTGGAAGCGTTAATAAAAACATAACGATGTTTTCTGCTTCTCTCCTGCAAACTAAATCTATCGCCAAATAATTCCCGCATTTCCTGAGCTGAATACTTATCAGCCCAAGTATGCCCATGCTTATCAATACCTTCAACAGTCCAATCAGTTCTTTTAGCGCTTAAACCGGTATAAATCCAGTTAGTAGCCTGATACACGATCCCAATATGTTGCTGAGCATTATCGGCAAAAGAAACAATAATTTCCTTATCCAATAGGCGCAAAGTATTGCCAATCAAAAACGATTCGCCATTTTTAGGAACAGAATCATCAACCCAGAGCCTAGTAAGTTCATAAACATTTTCGACCTGCTCAACACCACATAAGCCTTTGCGTAATGCACTAGAAGCAGGAGTTCCATACACCACCACACCTAAACAATCCAAGAAATCCTTATGGAATAATCCAAAAGCCATAGAACAAGGCGCTTTGCGATGTAAATAATGATTAGCAACAACTAATTCCATAGCTTGCGAATAACTGATGCGCTCAATGTAATAATTTTCTAGCATCAGTGTAATTCTTTCACTCTCGAATAAGCCCCATCAAACACTTGGTCAAAAGCACCGGTTGCCCCATGCCTATTCTTGACCACATCAAAAGTAATAAGACTCTTCATACCCATCAAAGCGCTATTCCAATCTTGATTCTTCTCTAAATCAGCATCTCTGCCCTTATCAACATCAGACTGCTTACGCGAGAGCATAACAATCACATCAGCATCCTGCTCAATCTGGCCAGAATCTCTTAGATCACTAGCGTTAGGTTTATCATCGGGTTTATTGTCAACCCTGCGATTGAGCTGAGCAAGCGCAACAATAGGAATACCTAGTTCTTTTGCTAAGTTCTTCAAGTCAATAGAAATCTGCGAAATCTGCTCATACTTAGGCGCTCTAGGATTAGCAGCAGTAACAAGCTGAAGATAGTCAAGCACAATAACCTTCACCGGTTGCTTCTGCATAACCGCCAAAGCATAAGCCCGCAACTGAGCAACAGTCTGCCCGCCACGATCACTAATAATCAACTTATTTCTAGCCGAAGAAATCAAAGCATCAATCTTCAACAACTGAGCGTTAGAGAGACTATTGCGCTCAATGTCATCCAAAGGAATATCAAGTTCACCTGCAACAGCACGATTCAAAAGGCTTGACTTATCCATTTCAAGGCTAAAAAACAACACTTCATCACTGCGAGCAAGTTCCCAAGCAAGTTGAAGGCCTACAACAGTCTTACCCACACCAGGGCGCGCACCAAACACATACAACCCTTGCTGCTTCAACCCAACAATTAAGTCATTTAGCCTAGGGAAGCAAGTTGGCAAAGTTTTCTTAGGATTCCTGATATCCCTGAGCATCATCTGCAAATCAAACCGCAAATCAGGCAACTCAAACGCTTCAACAAACTTCAGCTTATCTAGCCTATTTTTGACTTGTTCAATACGAGCCGAAACATCACCATCAGCCTGCATCTCCAACGCCAAAAGTCTCAACTGGCGGTCAACACTCTCTTCAACAACACGAGACACATAATAAGAAACATGCGAAGGAACAACACCAAAATCAAGGCTAGTCGCAACACGCCTGCGAGCTTCAGGATTCAATTTCGCGCAAACAGAAAAAACATCTATAACTTTATTAGCAGACTCAAGTTCCCTAATCACCGAATACGCTTCAGCAAACCAAGGAGCATCAAAATCAGCAGCATCAAGATTCACATGATCTAAAACAGCCCCATGCGAGTTCAAAATAGTGCCTATAACAAGCTCTTCAAAATCAATGTTCACTTAGTTTCCCCCTTAGCGCTCGGAAAGCATGCCAAACAAGCATCAACAAGCTTGCTATCGGTATGTGCATTATCAATCCACCACCGACCATCCCTAGAGTTCTCAAAAAACTCAAGAAACTCTTTACGCTCAACAAACGACAAATCAGGCCTACGCTCAGCAATAACATTCCAAAAAGGAGAACCTGGAACAGAACTAAAAACAAGTTTCTGCCCCTTATCTAATTTATTTAATTGTTTATTTAATGGGCGGAAGTTTTTGTCGGTTTCAGCGGAAGTTTCTTGCACATTCAGCGGAAGTTTTTGTTCATCTAAAGCGGAAGTTTCTTGCACATTTTTCTCAAGAAAACTAATCAAATAACAGTTAGCTTTGCCATGACTATTGCCCTTTATCCAAACCAATTCGCCAAGTTTTAGCAGCCGATTCAACCCTGACCTGACAGCACGATCACTAATACCGCACAAATCTGCTAGATGCTTTTGACTAGGCCAAGAACCCTTACCAATGTTGTAAGTCTTAGCAATAGCCAGGAGAATCAATTTATCTGTCTTTACTGCTTGCGATTCACGCCAAACCTTATCCATCTCTTTGTAACCCATTTTTATTGTCCATTTTCTTTAAGTTCAAGCCCTGAACTATAAGGCGGTTGCTCATCTTTAGTCCTATCAAATCTAGGTTTGCCCCATCTTTCAAACCAAAAATCAATAACATCCTGCCTTGACTCAGGTTTATTTGCAGGGTGATAATAAATACCCCGCTTATTGCCATGAACGAGAGAAAGAGACTTCTCCCCAGACGCTTTTTTATAAGCGATAATTCTTCTCATGCGCGGATTACTCCCAGCACCAAACCTGCTACTAGGCGGCTCAATTCCATTCTCCCTAAGCCAATCCATCATTTCTTTATATCTTTCTTCAGATATATGCTCATGCCCGAACCCTTTTGTATAACCTAAAAACTTATAAACCCTGTTATATTGCGATCCTTTACCCCATAGAGAAGTTGTAATTATTCCCTTCAATTCATCGCCATACCTTTCAAACCAAAAATCCCCTAATGTTGTTGCAATAAGAGCAATAAGTTTTCCCCCATTCCAGTGCCAGCCAAAAGGTTGAGTAGCCACACAAACAGATAAATCAGCGTAATGTCTTAGTTCTTTACCTTTAGCAGAAGAATCTTTTGGCAGGTTCAAGGCTTCATCTCTAGCACCGAGATTGATAACAGGTGAAGCAAGAAAAGCCACACCCAATAAATCGTTATCGTGAAAGATACAGAAACCGAGTTTTCTACCAGGGGCAGGCCGCCAAACAGCCTTGGAAATTTTAGGTTGTATCTTTTGTATCTCTCCACTTGTAAATTGCTCGACTCTTATACGCTTTGGATCTAGTTGCATAATATTGATATCGCTTGTTTCAATTTCAAATAATTCATCCATTTATTTTGTCCTTGTTTTTATCTTTGTTATATTGATGGGCTTCCAGCAACGCCAACTTTAACTCTTCAGGATCAACAACAGTTTTGACTTCACGATTCACAGGCTTAGGGGTTGCAGTGTGTTTTCTAATGTGTCTAACATTCACACAATCAAGATGGCCACAAACACGCTCACCAGGTCTATAAAGCCCGCCAGTGTCATCTAAAGGCCGCCAAAGTTCATCAAGCTCGCCTTTGTGTGGATAACAGAAAATCTTGCCTAAAACAGGGTGAATGTATGTAATACAGCGGGTTTCAACGCGCACACAAT